ATAGTATTCGGGAACGTGATCAACTGTTAGATTGTAAACAGTCTGTCTTTGGTTTTCGATGTGAACGGACACCACATGAACGGGAACAGTATCTTCTTTTGTCATATTTGTTTGCCATAAATTTTGCTCCACAGTATTCGCAGGTGTGTTCAACATCATCGAGCCTATTCGCTCTACGCCATTTAGACTTACACTTATTGGAACAAAACCGAGCCGATTCAATAAACGATTCAAACTCTGTACCACATTGTTCGCATACCAAAATTTTAGCTGACTCAAAGCGTTTAAGAATAGATTCTTTGGCATGTTTTCTATGCCACTCTTTACCTTCTTCTGATCTGTGCCAATTGATTGTCTTTGGACGAATTTTTTCCAACCATTTTCGTCTTTTTGCAACTTTATACGGGTCATATTTTTGAAGTTTCGCATGGTACTCCAAGTGCTTGCGTTTCTCCACCAACTCCAAATTTTCAATGGAGTTATTAAGGACATTACCATCTTTGTGATGGATGTGATAACCTTCTGGAATTTCACCATAATAGTGTTTCCAAATTTCCCTGTGAAGCCACTTGTTACCGCATTTATAGTATCGCCCATCACTACGATGCTTTGATTCTGGATACCTTCTCCATTTTTTCCCGTTCCATTCGACAATATCCACGACTGGCAAGACTGATCCCTCCAATTCGGTGATACTTTAATTATATCACCGTATCGCAAGGAATCAACAGTGCAGAAACCTTTTCCTTCCACCCAAACAGGATGGTTTCCTGTTGCGGTAAACTGAGAACCGTTAGAAAACCTAACAGTGTAAACCACCGCATCCCGACTTGTAATACCCCAATCTATGACAGGAAAGTAACCTTGTCGGGTCAGCACTTTATCGCCAATCTTAATTTTTTCAATCGGCACTTGCCCTTTATCTGTTTCAACCAACGTTCCTGCAACAAAACATGAATCCATCGCATGGTCATTCTTTTTCACAGGTTTTTCATCCGGATTTTTTGTATCGTCAAGTGAGATTTCTTTATACTTGTACTCGATCCCCTCTTTTGCAAGATTCGGACACCGATCCTGAAGGATGATCCATTTGCCCCGTTCGATATAAGAGTTCACTTTCAGAATGCCGGCTTCAACGTCATTGTTTCCGGGCGAAAAGTAGAGTCCGTACTCTTGATATAAGGCTTGTACACTTTTACCGTTTACAACATCGGTACGATTTTTAATGGACGGATCGGCTACCATAAACCGCAACATCCCTGCTGGAATAGCGTCAATACGTGGTTTGATCGCTTTTGCATGGTCTGGAACAAGCATATTTGCTTTATAATGCTCATCATACGTTACAACAACCCCGTTCACCGGGTCAATAGCATGCCAATAAACCGCTGTCGGATTTACCAGACCGTGATCGAGAGTCACAAACTTCTCCCAATTTTGAGGAATATCTTCAATTCCCCGTTCTGCAAAATAATCGGAAGAATTTCTTAAACATTTTGCAAAATTCGGATAAACCATTCCCTCTGAATGTTGGAAACTGCCTTTCAGGTAACGCTGAATCCACCATTCAGGCTTTCCACGACTCTGAACCTCGATGTAATCTGAAGGAAGATATTTATTCAGTTCTGTTTCCCAAATAAATGTGTGAATAAATCGGTTATATTCATCGTGTTTTGGATGATTCGGGTCGGCTTTGGCGATATTATCTGCAAAGATTTCCTTAATCCATCCAATATCCGGGTTTGAACACACCGCCAAAAGTCGATTCGGAACAAATCGATCTCTCATACGGGTCAATAATTGGTCGTAAATCGTCCGCTTGATCCCGGATGCTTCCTCCATATGAATAATTCCGGCATTTATAGATCGAATTTTTTCTTCTTCGTCTGAAGGAACCGTGTAAAATATGAATCCGTTGACGAGTTCGATAATTCCTTCTGACTTATTAAAACGCTTAATGAGCGGTGGCGGGCAAACTTCGTTAAAAAACGTCTTGAGCGTTGTACGCTTTAGTTGCTGAAGTGTAGGCGCTGTCAGGAGACCCGTTCCTTTTGGACTTTCCAGCGCTGTTAACAGTACTTCCGTCAAACTTGCACGAGATTTGCCTGACCCATCATACAGGCAATGTACCCTCGGTTTCCCGATATTTATTAGGGGATTAGACTATACCTTCTTGCGAATTGCAAGCTGCCCGTCTAGTCGTTACACCTTCTAAACGTACTTCCATACGAAACCTGCACATGTTTTTCGTAAGCCGTTTACGGCTCTGGACACATTGTATTGCCGAGTACCGATCGCTTTCGCAGCTTCGTAAATACTGCTGTACTCCGCAATAAATTCGCCATCTAACGTAAATTGTGCAACTTTCTTAGGAATGTGAGACTCAGGTATTAGGTCATTTTCTAACTTATGCAAGTGATTTTCTAAATTGGTCGCCCATTCGAGATTATCCACACGATTGTTTTGCTTATTACCGTCCTTGTGATTCACTTGCGGCTTATTCTCGGGATTCGGGATAAATGCTTCAGCTACTAAACGGTGTATGAGTGCAGTTTTCTTGTAGCCTTTCTCACGAGGGTAAACCACCAAATACCCTTTCCTGTTCATCGTAGGCTTCAATATTCGTGCCTTATATTTCATCACACCGCCTGTTTTTCGTTGCACTTCCCTTTCATCCGATCGTACTCGTCCTAAGTTAGATACGCTATAACCTTGATAAGATGTTGGTTTCCACACTTCTTTTACCATAAAACCACCTCCACCAACATCTTACCATACCTTGTCCACCACGTCTAGCTTGGCTCGGGATTGTCATAGGCTTATGCCCTTAGAGTTCCCCCGAATTTGAGCAGTTTTAGGAGGGCATGGGATTTTAACCCTCCGAACCAACCGATAATCCGAAGTTCAGATTCCCATTTTCCCTTCTTTTCGTTCCACACTTTGCGAATCGGGACTGTATGGGACTCTACCTGATAATCTTGTGGTTCATACGTCAGTTCAATAGCTCCACAAGCCGGACATTCGATATATGCAGGATGTCCATTTTGCGGAGTTACCATATCCGCTGTATAGCAGTTCAGGCACCGCATTTCATCTGGAAACCTCCCTTCCAAGCTATATTAGCTGATAGATTTCAGCGAATATCGCTTGTTCGCTGGTTATTGGCTTGCTGAACCTGCATTTCCTTGATGCTCAAATCGCCGTACACCTTGGTAGCGTTAAGTTGTGCCTGTTGCGCTTCGAGTTGCAGCTTTGCTTTGGTGAGTTGTGTTTCGTGTTGAAGGCGGATTTGATCGACTTCCGCATCTGAAATCGTTTTGTAAGCATTTGCCAGCGTTGCAATGCTGTTGGCAAGCACCTGAAGATCGAGTTCCTGATTTCTTTGAATGTTAAACTGGATCAGATTGAGAATCAGTTGCTTCGTTTGTTGTGTCACGAATAAACACCTCCTTTGGTCGCTCAACTCTGTGGAGAACAACGACTTTGTTGTCGTCTCCAGAATTCAAAACCCCGGAAAGTTCGTTAATCTGTTTAATCGCCTGAACGTTTCCGCTTTCGCCTTGCTCTTTCAGCGCTTTGAATGTGCGCCGTGTGGCGATCTGCGCCATCTGCGCCATCTGCCCCTTAATGTATTGCCGAACGATTTCCATGTTGAGAAATTCCTGCCATTGATTTTTATTTCCGATCTGAAGTTTGCTGGTAAGTTCCTGTGGGCTGAGATATAGCGCCAGTTCATTGTCCTCAAAAACTGAAGCAAGCCGTGCGAAAATCTCTTGCTTTTCGATAGGCAATCGCCTGAAGGATTCGTTTGCTTTCAAGGCTTCGAGAAGCATGGTTGCGGGTACCTCCTTGAAATGTTGTGGAAATCGGTTTGGATATATTTTACGTTAGTTTGCGTGAGATGACAAGATGTGTAGTGTAGTTAAGTTGATGATATTTATGTGTGTTTGGGTGGTGGTTGGAGTCCCCGCCCGCGCCGGCATTTCGTCTCAAGGCGCAACTTCCAATTTTTGTCCCTACACCCATCATATGGATCAGCACCCATACAACCTACCACATGGTAAATTCTTCAACTTTCTCCAGTATCAGTCAAACCTACTCGTCTGTCAACGTCTAGCAACGTTTCCACTTTATGGGATTCTCAAAAAATGCCTATCGTCAATTCCATTTTATGGTATCCTGTCAGTACTCATCCATTTTTTGGTATAAAAATTTTTTAAAAAAGCGCTTGACATACTACAATACAACGTATACAATGGGTGTAGACAACAACAAGAAGCACACTACAAAAAACCACGAAAAAATTTATAAAAAGTGCTTGACATACTACATAAGTTGTAGTATAGTAAAAGTAACAACAAGACAACAAGAAGCACACTACAAAAAACCACGAAAAAATTTATAAAAAGTGCTTGACATACTACAAAGTCTGTACTACAATATGAGTAGAAGCACTAAAGGGAGGGAATACTACAGGTAAGCAAATAGGTAAGCAAAATGTCGTGCGCTAGCGTGTGGGCTGTCGTCACACGTGCAGGAGGTGGATACCTGCGACAATACCACCC